CAGGTTTGCGCGTAGCTTTGGCGATTGTCCGCGCCTGCCGCTCGGATGATTCCACGAATAGCTGCGCCGCGATGTGACGGTACACGCGAGCCTTCCACGGCCCGTGCTTATGCTCATTCGGCGGGCGCATTATCAGATTGCCGTACCGGATGCCGTGCGCTTTCAACCATCGTTCGGTCTCGCGCCGCCAGCGCTCGTCACGGCCTGTCACTATCCAGCCTATCTCGTGCGACGGGCGGAGTATCGGCTCGGCAGTGGCAAGGAAGCGCCGGTACAACGCCTCGTCATTGCGCTCTGCCTTCGTGGGATTGCGGCACAGGATGCCGTCCAGGTCGAAGGCGTAGATGTCGAGGTTGTGGCTCGACAGCCGCCACTCGTAACAGCGCGGGGAGCCAAGCAGCTTCGGCATGATGTCGAGTGCCTCTATCGGGTCGCCCTGCCGGTAGTACAGCACGGTATAGCGCACGGTCATGCGTTCCGCCATTGCCGCAGTGCGCTCACGCGCCAGTCGCATCGTTGCGCCGGTCTTGGTGCAGTCGTCTATCACGAGCGCTGAGCGGCACTCTCCAAACATGCGGTTCGTGCGCCACGAAACAGACAGCAACCGCCCGTCACAGAATCCATCGAGGTCCGCGAGCGCCACATCGAGCCTGAGCGCCAGTATGGTCGCAATCAACAGGCCGTCGCGCGGAATGCCCACTACGAGGTCGATGTCCTGCGGCAACCGTCCGGCCAACTCGCGGATGTCTCCGGCGAGCTTCTCCATCGAGACGAAGGTTATCATCGGTACAGTCTCCGTAATTCGTGCAGCGCCTGGAGCGCCCGCCGCTGTTGGCCACGGACGCTGCCCGCGCTCTTGTAGTCCTCGAACTTGAACCAGTGTGTGCGCTCGTACTCCGGTTGCAATTCCAGTGTGCAGGCAACGCCGAGTGAGTGCGCCGCGATCATCGCGTGCAACGAACTCGTGACGATGGCGCGGCATTTCGCTATCTCGTTGACGACGTATGGAACGCCGCCCTGAATGTCGATGTAGTGCGCGTATGGGTACGCCTCCCTCAGTGCGCGGTCTCGGTACCATGGCACGACGCCGAGCGCGTGGCGCTTCTGGTGCACGCCACAGAACAGGTGCGCGAGCACGCCGAGGTCGAAGAGTGGCACATGTAGATTGCCTGCCGTCAGCCTCCCGCGCAGGCCCAGTATCCGGGCGCCGGACAGGTCAGGCATGGGTGTTGCCTCAAACATCCGGCCCGTGCCTACGATGATGCCGGAGTACACAGGCGGCATGCGCTCGATGATGGAGCCGATGCCGTAGACGTCGGCGGTATCAGGCGCAGCCCACGTAACCCGCATGTGCAGGTAGTGCCTCAGCAGGTGCGGCGTCAATATGTCGCCGAAATTGTCTCGTTTGTCCGCCCAGTGCAGCCGCACCTCTCGGCTCACGGCTTCACCCCGCACGCGCCGAGACTCACCCACAGATGAGCGGGCAACCGCATCTCGGAGATGTCCATAATCCTCACATTCGTCAACCCAGCGCGTTCAAGTACGAGACACAGATAGCGTGGTGTGAATGCGGCACGGTGCCATGAATACTCGCCCATGCGCCGGTGGTGCCAGGTGAACGTGCGCGACGCGAACCACACACATGGGTCGTGCTCGGCGTTCGCATGCCAGAGCGGGTCGGTGATGATTGCCTCTACCGGCCTGCGACAGCCGTATGATGCCGCGTTGTCCTCTGCCTCCACGAATGCACGCGCCACTCGCAGCGCGTCAGGAACCCACACCTCCAGTCTCCCGCCGTGCGCCAAACAGCGCACCCATTCATCGACGGCGCGCTGTGTCTCAATCCACGGGATATGCTCGAGCACGTGAGAGGCGTAGATGGTGGCGAATGTGTTGTCTCGGAACGGGAGATTTCTGGCGTCGGCTACGTGGTCGATGTTGCGGCCCCGGACTGCGTTTAGCGTCTCGAAGCCGCTGATACGTTTACTCGCTCCGATGTCCAGTTGCCGCACAACGATGTCTCTCAATCAGAGGGGGCGACTACGCGCCGCCCCCTCCCTGTGCTCAGGAGCCGTAGCCTGCGAACAGGCCGGAGACGAACGCCTGGGGCCGGTAGATGGGAACGGCGATCGCCTCCTCGGCGAGGATGGCAACCATGTTCGAGGTGAAGTAGGTATCGTGCTGCTCGCCGTAGCGAACGGTCGGAGCCTCGCGGTCCCAGATGGCCGCGCCCATGTTGAACGCGCCCACGAGGAACCTGCCTGCGTCGATTGCCGTGGTCTCCACCACCGGCACGCGCCAGAGGCGGGGAACGCCGCCGTCGGGGACGGACACCCACACATATCTGTCGTCGGTGCCCTTGGCCAACTCGATGGCCGCCCAGTCGGTCGGGTTCAGCACGACGCCGGTCACCGGGTACTCCGCCAGACGCGCCTGCAGGATGGCTGCGCGGATGTGGTCGATGCGGGTCGCATCGGTCACGCCGAGCGTGGTCACGAGCGTGTCGTCGTAGGCGGAGGCATCGTCGAGGATTTCATCGAGGATGTAGTCCTCCTCGGCGAGCCTGAGTCCGGTGACGAGACGGGTGTTGATGTAGCCTGCCAACAGGGGAGCGTCGCGCAGTATCTGGCGGGATGCCGGAATCCAGTGCGCGATGGTCTTGATGGTCACCTGCTCAAGGTCGAACCGAAGCGTCGACTCGTCCTTGGAGACGACGCTACCCTGGACCGATTCAGCCGTGACCTTCGCCGCGTTGGTGAACAGGGTCTCGCGGACGTACTCCACGATTCCCGACGCGGCGGGGCTGGAGGGGAGTAGGTCCCGGAGGGTGAGTTTGCGGTCCGGCTCGGCGATGACGCCAGGGATACGCTGGGGTACGATGAGGTCGCCCGCGCTGGCCGCGTCCGAGGAGACAAGCTCCTTGACGCTGAACGGGGCGCTCTCGCGCCTGCCGCCTGCGACCGCATCCTTGAACTCCTTGGATTCCACGAAGGCATGTCCGATGTCGACGCGCTTTGTCTGCGGCATGGCGGTCCCGCCTGCCACAGTGGCCTTGTCGATCTTGACCTTGAGGTCGACGAACTCGGCCTGCATCGCGGCGATAGCGGCCTTGGTCTCGGCTGCTACCTCGCCTGCGGCCTTCACATCGGCCTCGGCCTTGGCGTACTGGTCGGTGAGCGCCTTGGAGACCTGCTCCACGCGCTCGATAAGTTCCTTCACTTCCATCGTGAGATTACCTCCTATACGTTACTCAGTCTCGCCAGCATAGCGTCGATTCGTTTCGACGCCGCCGACACGTCGTAGCCCTCGATGCCATCCAGCAGGGCTTTCAGCCTGGCGGCTCCCTCGTCGATTGCAGGAGTGGATTTCTCCGGCTCCGCCTCGTTGGGAGTGCTCTCTGCCGTTAGCAGGGCATTCAGCGCGTCGATTGCCGCGCGGACTTTCTCGGGTGATGCGGTTTTCACGCCTTCAAGGGCGGCAAGGCTGGCATCCAACTTAGCGCCGAGTATGAGTGCGTCGGGATTGGCCGCGAAGGTCACCGGGGAGATGTCAAACAGGCGCAGTTCCTTCAGATGCCGGACGCCATCCGTGACCACGTCCTTGACCGTCTCGTAGCCAATGGACATCTCGGTCACCACGCCGTCGCGCATCAGTTCGAGCGCCTCACGCGCACGCTGCACGCCGAGGCTGAGCTTTCCCTTGACGTACAGGCCGGAGTCATCCTCTCGCATCTCCAGCGGCCTGCCGATTGGGTCCCACGTGCTGTGCTGCCACAAAATCTTGATGCGGCTGGCGTTCTCCTGGAGAGTCTTGCTGAACGCCCCATGCTCGATGACATCGCCGTAGCTGTCCGGCTTCGACGTGAACGTTGCCGCATAGCCCTCAAATATGCCCTCTGTCTCGTCGAGCGCCTTGACCTCGAATCTCAGCGATTTACGTTCCATCGCCTTGCCCTCCTGCAATTCACTATAGCATATCGCCAACCGCTGCTCGGTGTCGTATTCAGAGACCATGACGGCGTCAGTCATGCAGCGCTCGATGAACTCGCTGTCACTCTCTCCTGTCCTGGGCCTCGGTATCGGCATTATCCGAACAGCTCCGTGCAGCGGCAGTTGATCACATTCTCCGGCCCTCCGGCGGGGTCGCCGGGGTAGAGCATGCCGTTAGAATAGCGCACTCCGAGGTCGACCGTCTCGCCATCGATGCCGATATGCTCGTCGCGGGTTCTGTCATCGCGGGTCGACAGCCACATGTGCCACGTCGCGCCGGAGGCAAGCGCCGCCTCGTGCTGACCGTAGCCCGCCGCCATGGCTGTCTCGGTCCGCGCTACACGCTCAGCCATGAACTCGGCTCGCTCGGTGTAGAATTGCTGCAACGATTGAGCGATGCGCTGGTTCGATAGATGCGCCTCCACGCCATCGCGTATCAGCCGCGCTGCCTCCGCCTTCTGCGTGCCGAGGATGGTTTCTACCTGTTCGGCTGCGTGTTGCGCCAGCCACGATCGGACCGCTGCCGCCTGCGGGTTGAAAGTGCCGCCAAGTGCACGTGCAATCTCGCCGCCAAACTCCTCGATGGTAGCGAATCCGAGCGATGCGATGTACGCCTCCCAGCGCTTAGCCTTGTCGCCGGTCACGCGCCACGCGATCTGCACGAGGTCATCTTCCGCCGATGCCTTGCGGGACTTCTCTGCCCGCAGAGCTGAGGCCATCTCGCGGCCTAGCTCCTCGTAGAGTGGCCGGACCTTGGCTGTCACCATGCGAATCCATGCCGCGCGTTTGCGGTCCGCGAGCTTCCAGTGCAGCGCCTTCTGCTCCTCGGTGAGAATCGGCCCGTGTGCCTTTGATTGCTCCGGCTGCGATACGCCGACAGGCGCGAGCGAGAACGGCATGTAGGAATTATCCCAGCCGGGGAACTCCTCAATGCCGAGCTCAAGTCGTTCCGAAATCTGTGAGACAGGAACGCCCATCGAGAAGAGCTTCTGCGCCTGGTCGACCTTCATGCCGTAGTCGTTACGCATGGCCGCGACTCCGGACGTGTCGTAGCCGATTGCCAGTCCGTCCTGTTGGTACAACGGCACGAGCCGGAGATTCACCATCGCCTGGACGTCATCGAGCAACGGCAGCACGGTATCCTCGTAGAGCGAGCGCCTCGCCTCTGCGACGTTGTTGTAGCTCGAGTGCTCCCTGTCGCCGATCCACCACGGGTCAACGCCGAATGCCGCCGCGATGTCCCGTTTGTTCTGGATGCGGCTCTTGATGAAGTCCATCTCGACCGGCGTCAACGACATCTGCGTCCATTTCATCGAGCCGCCGAGTACCCACGGAG